CCCCCTGCTGTCAAGGTTGATGGTCCGCTTTCCCTTGTATGTGACTTCCTGCGGACGGGAGTTTTCCCTGTTGTATACTATCAGTGCCATAATTGTCTTTCTTTTATCGGTTGAACTGTTTTCGTTTTTTTAATACATGAAGCTTTCCACCGCCAGCATCCGGCTTCTCCATGCGAAACCGCTGTGGGTACGTACCGCGTCCACTATCCTGCATACTTTCTGTGATATGGCCGATGCCGATACGCCCATGCATTCCGCCAGTGCCTTGAACGAGAACTGCGCCTCATAGAACCTGAGCATGAACATCCGGTACTCCTCGTAGGAGAACTTCTGCCTTACGAAACGCAGTATGTCCTTAACCAGCCTCTCGCACCCGTTCAGGTCGTCCTCGGAAAGGAATTTTGCCTCCTCGCCACATCGGAGGAAGAAATCATCTTCAGGGTGTGCATACCGGTTCTCCCTTTTAATCTTTGCCAGGGCCGCCTTTTTGTAGCATCCGATGAAATACGCGTCATAGTCCGTTATGTCCTTTCCGGGAACCAGCACCTGCCTTCTTACGAAAAGGTAGGTGTCATGGAAATTATCCTCGTCCAGCATTCCGTACCGGCGTAACGCCCCTCTCAGCCTGTCATAGGATTTTGTGAACCACTCGTTGAACAGTCTTTCCTTTTCTGCGCTCTTGTCTGCCATAGCTTTATATTTTTTTGAGTTATACATGGCCTACACGGGTAGGCATTCTTATTTCTTGTGCTTCCTCCTGTTTGTTTTTCGGCGGTCTCCGGCAAGGCTTGCCGTGAAAAAATACGCTCATGCGAAGCGTGAGGAAGATTTTTTCACGAGCAACCAGCCCGAAGGGCCGCCTTGCGGGACCGGCCTGAAAAACAACTATTTTTGCCGCAAGAAATGAGGATGACGGATTCCTCCTGTCTATTGCCTGTCCGGTGAGAATCTAAAATACCATGCGGTTTTTCTGTCTTCGGCATATTTGGAGAAATATTCAAGGATATGGAATGAGAACGGCAATATGTGATATTGCGGAAGGAACGGATATGGGATTGGAAACAGGAAGCATGTCCGGGCTTTCATGCGGTTTATACGGCAGTGTTGATTTTGGGGAGGATTACAGGGAAGTGACAGGAAGGTTAGCCGTTCCGGAGAAATTGTATGTGTACGTTGTTCCTTTCGAAATACGGAGTCCTTTAAAATCATGGAAGACCTCATTCGGGAATGTGTTCCGGACAATACCCCGCCATGGAACGGTTATGACACTTGATATCAGGCCGTAAGCCGTTCCGTAGCTTCAGTATCCCATATCCCATGCATGAATGTGGATCAGGCGGCATTTCACCTCCTTGCCCCGTTTACGGACATGCCGATGCGTTGCCTGCCGGAATTCTCATTCAAGCAGTTTTCGTCCGCCATCATCTTCCAGCACACGCATCTGCTGGATGGCTATCCGGTTCAGTCTCACGAGCCGTTCGCCCTGCGGTATGCCCTGGTCTATGAATACGGCGTTCAGGTTTTCCATATTGGAGAGGCAGATCAGTTCATTGATGGAGGCATAGTCACGGATATTGCCCTTCAGACCGGGATTCTGCTCACGCCACATCCTGGCGGTCATCCCGAACATGGCCACGTTGAGCACGTCCGCCTCTTCCGCATAGATGACGCCGGCCTGTGCGGGGGTGACTTCCACCGGTATCAGGTTCTGCCTGATGGCATCGGTATGTATGCGGTAGTTGATCTTTGACAGTTCCCGTTTCGCACTCCAGCCGAGCTGGGCCTGCTCCTCCTCTTTCAACCGCTGGAACTCTTTCAGCAGGTACAGCTTGAATTGAGGGGATACCCACGTGGCGAACTCGAACGCGATATCCTTGTGTGCGTAAGTCCCTCCATAGCGTCCGGCCTTGGCGATGATACCTTTGGAGTTGGTCTTTTCCACCCATTGTTTGACGGAAAGGATGAAACGGTTCAACCCGGCCTCGTTTTTAATTCCCTCGAATTCGGGGGAATTAAAATCCGGATTGTACATCTCCTCCCATATGCCCAGAAACTCGACGGTATTCTTGTTACGCAACCACTTTTCAATAAGGGCGGGACCGTTTTCCATATTGCGGACCATGTCGGTCAGGGAGATATAATCCTTGTCATTGTACGTGATGACTGTCACTTCTGTATTTTGGACTTTAATTTTAGCCATGTTCTTTTAACGGTTATTCGGTTATTATTGGTTCGATGTACAAATGTACGGTGTATTTTTCGGAATGTTCCTCCATATCCGGAAAAGTTTGTGTCACGCCGCCTGTTGCGACAAGCCGTTTCTACCAAGGAAAGGGCAGGCAATACCGGCTGACGTGGATACAGGCGGAACAACCCGCATATGCAATGCAGAGGGAGCAGGAGAGCCTTCACCACAGCCGGAGAGGAAAGCGGTTTCATGCCGGGGTACGGCATGAAAAGGGGCTCCCGGATAGTTCTTTTCCTTGTCGCACATGCACTACGTCGGTCGCAGTTTTCGCCTTCTGAATCCCTTTTACGTCCGTCCCTGCGCTTTCGGAGCGTTTTTCCGGTAGAAAATTTCACCATGCGGAAATTTTCTACCGGAAACCGAAGGGAAAACGCGGAGTCCCGCAGGGACGGACGAACTTTGATGAGGAAGGGGAAAATCGTCCGTTTCGTAAATACCATTTCCTCAGATGGCATCGCATATCTCCTTCTCCATCTTTTCCAGCTTATGGGACAGGATTTCCATGTCGCTGCTGATCTTCTGGTTGGTTATCCGGGCATATATCTGGGTGGTTTTCAAATCCGTATGCCCCAAAAGGCGGCTTACGGTCTCGATGGGCACACCGTGCGAGAGCAGCACGGTGGTGGCGTTCGTATGCCGGGCAACATGATAGGTCAGCCTTATCTTGAAACCGCACTGCCTGCCAAGTTCCTTCAATATGGTGTTGCATCTGCCGTTGCTTGGTACCGGAAATACATGATCGTCCTTGGACAGCCCCTTGTACTTCTCTATGATGCGCTTGGGAACGTCCAGCAGGCGGATGTTGGACTCGGTGTTTGTCTTGCGCCGGCGGGTGATGATCCAGAGGTTGCCGTCGAAGAAGGTCTGGAGCCGGTCGGTCGTCAGCGCCTTCACGTCCGCGTATGCCAGTCCGGTGAACACAGAGAAGATGAAGAGGTCGCGTACCAGTTCGCAGGTCCCGCTTTTCACCGGGGCTTCCATCAGCGTCTGTATCTCACGCTCTGTTAGGTAGCCCCGGTCAACGCTCTCGGGGGAGTTGATGTACCCGGCGAAGGGGTTGAAGGGAAGCGCACCGCTGTTGCGGGCGATGGAGATGACGTGCTTGAGCCCGATCATGTAACCCCATATGGTATTGGTGCGGCATTTCTTCTCCGTACGCAGGAAATACTCGAAGTTGTTGATGAACGTCAGGTTGAGTTCCTTTAGGGGAATGTCGTCACGGCGGTATACTTTCGGGACGAACTCGCAAAGGTGCCTGTATATGGTACGGTAGCGGTTGTATGTTCCCTGCACGCGGCTGTGTCCCACTTTCTTGATGAACTCCCCGTTGTGCTGCTCGAAGAGTTTCAACAGCGTCTCGCGTTTCACGCCCAACCCGAGGCAGGCGTCCCTCAGCCTGGCGGCGGTGACATAGCCGTCGGACTGCATCAGTTCCTGATAACGGCGGTTCACGTCCACGCGTATCCGGTCAACCGCCGCATTGATTTTCTGCGCCTCGGCGCTCTTGCCCGTGGCACGTGCCGTTTTCACGTCCCAAAGTTTCGGGGGCACGTCCAGCTTGCAGCTGAACTGCTTGATTTCGCCGTCCACCGTAAGACGGCACATCAGGGGGAGATAGCCGTTGGCTCTCTCGCTGCCCTTCTTCACGTAGAAGAGGATTTTGAAAGTCGATCTGCTCATACTCGTTTTCATACTTTTTTGATCGTTACAAAGTTAATATCAAGCGAGTTGTCCTCAGGTATGAAAAACTGTGCAAATTACTGAAATAGAATCTGTTGTGCCGTTTCTTGTTCCTGTTATATCAGTAACGATATGGGAACTGAAGTCTTTCGCAGCTTTTATCGGACCTCCTTTTTCAGCTTATGCAGTATTATGAGTTAAACACCTAACCACTTAATAGACTGCATTTTTGCTGTATTATCATCAACCTTGCTTTTTCTTTCTGCGTTTACTTTATTTCTTTATCATCTTTCCCTTCCTTCCCTCTCTTGGCATACTGGCTTGGGCTCATATTGAAATGTTTCTTGAATACTTCACGGAAATATTTCGCATCACTGAAACCGGTCAGCTCTGAAATCTCGGTGATGGTATGCTTTTGTTCTTTCAGAAGTTGGGCAGCATGTTTCAGTCGAATCAGCCGGATGTAGTCAGCCGGAGCTTGGTCGGTCAGTGCCTTTATCTTATTGTAGAAGCTGGTCCTACTCATATTCAGCAGGTTGCAGAGCACGTCGACGTTGAAGCTTGGGTTGTCCATATTGTCTTCGACGCTCTTTTTGACGGTTGCAATGAATTTCCAGTCCAAGTCGTTGGAGCAGTTGATGCAATCCGTATTGTTCTTCTCGTCGTTCAGGTCCAGGCTGGCATATTTGTGGCGTAACAGTGCCCGGTTAGTCAGCAGGTTGGCAATGTTTGCCCGCAATATACCGATATTGAAGGGTTTCACAATATATTCATCCGCTCCGCTTTGCAGTCCCTCGATGATATTCTTGTCGGTATTCAGTGCTGTGAGCAGGATGATGGGGATATGTGATGTCTCGATGTCGTTCTTCAGGATATGACACAATTCGTCTCCTCTCATTTCCGGCATCATAATGTCTGAAATGACGAGGTTGGGCATATACTCCTTGACAATGGTCAGTGCTTCTTTTCCATTGGAGCATACTTGTATGTTGTATTGTTCAGACAATGTTCTGCGCAGATATTCCCTTAATTCGTCATTGTCCTCTACAATAAGAATTTTCTGGTGGTTACTGTTGTTTTGTGACTGTTGCTGCGTCTTGTCGTAGATTCCACTGGAAGCAGGGGATGATGTAGTAGAGGCATTGATAGGCACTCCGGAAGCCGAATAAACAATCCGTTCGTTTTTGGGTTGAGGGCGTTGGATTGCTTTGCGGAAATGCTTGTTCCCTTTGGGGAACGTGATTTTGATGCAAGAGCCTTTCCCTTCCATGCTGCTGAAGTTGAGCTTTCCTTTATGTAAGTGTACAAGTTTCCCTACCAGAAGTAGTCCGATGCCGCTGCCGGTAACTTTGGAATTGATAGCATTACTGCCACGGAAATGCATCTTGAACAGCTTTTTCTGTTCTGAAGCCGGAATTCCGATACCGGTATCTTTCACCTCAATACTCCAGGTATCTTCTGTCTCGGAAGTAAAGACATGTACATTGCCGCCGTCCGGTGTATATTTCAGTGCGTTGGATATGATATTTTTCAAAATGGAATCCATCTTGTCCTTATCTAACCATACGTTCAGATAACGGAAGCTGCTTTCGTAGGTCAGGTTGATGTGTTTTATGTTTGCGTATGAACGGAAAGCATCGATCGTCTCTTCCATATATGTGCTCAGTTCGTATTCGGATACGTATAGACTTCCGGAATAGGTGTCTGCGCGCTCGAAATTAATAAGGTTGGTGGTCAGGCGCAACAAGGCATTTACGTTTCGCAGGGCTGTATTGATGTTGCTCTGTCCGCTGGAAGTCAGTTGCTCGCGTTCGGTGATTTCTTCCAAGGGTGCTTTGATGAGCGTCAGTGGAGTACGTATATCATGCGCCGTATTGACGAAGAAGCGTATTTTCTCATCGGATTCTTTCCGCTGTTTTCTCAAGACTATTATTCGCAGAGTGATGCTTGCAATGGATATGATAATTACTGCATAGAGTATCAGCGCCCAGAAACTGAGCCAGAGGGGTTGCTCGATAATGATGTCCATACTGCGTTCCTCCAGGACAATACGACGGTCTTCGTTGGAGATGGCACGTACGCGGAGGGTATAGTTGCCCGGACTCAGGTTGGTAAAACGGATGACGTTTTCCTCTCCCGGACGGCTCCAACCCTCATAGAAGCCTTCCAGTTTCCAGGAGTACAGAATTAGGGAAGGATAGTCATAGTTGATGTCTGAGACCTGCAATGAGAAGATGTTCTGATTGTACTTCAAACGCAAGGTTTTTGTCTCGTCAATATCCAGAATAAGTGGAGAACCTTCATCCTTGGGATAAACGGTCTGATAGAATACCCGCAGGTCACTGAATACCATTTTGAACTTATAGTCGCGAGGCAGGATCATGTCTTTGTTGAATTCTATGGCTCCATCCGTACTGCCGAAAATGAAATTGCCGTTTTTCCTCAAGGTGCCTGAGGCTGCGTTGAAATGGTCAGACTTCAGTCCTTGTTCTTTGGTCCAGTTATGGAATGTCTCTTCGACAGGATAGAAGGTGGACAGACCGTGTTCTGTACTCAGAAAGATATTTCCTTTACCATCAGACAATAGTGTATAGATATTATTGGAAATCAAGGCGCAGTTGTCTCTATGATAATGTCTGAATGTGTTTTTGGTCGTATCATATACCAGTAAACCGGCATTGTTGGTACCGATATACAGCATTCCGTCGGAAGCTTGGT